GAAAACCAGGTGACCATCTTGTTTTGGTCCCACGCAAGTTCGTCTGCTTCACCGGCAACGCCAGCAGCAAGACGAGCAGCCAATGTGCCGGTTTCTTCTGTAATTTCAAAAGCGTTGCGGGCTGCTTTGACACCCTTGATTGTTTTGCCAACGGCATTTGTCGGGTCTGCGCCAATGTTGATCGAAGCATCAATGGTGCCGGACAACAGGTTGTACAAAAGGCCATCTTCTAGGCCAACGCTGTATGCCGCTTTGCGGCCAACTGTAAATGCGTGACCGTTAATTTCACCACGATAACGACGAGCGCGCTCTGCCTGGATTTCGTTGAATTCTTTATTTGCAAAGAAACCAGAGCCTGCTTTTGTGCTATCCGACATCATTGAACCAAGAGATGTCGAATGCCACCAACCGGAAATTGATGAGAATGGTCCGCTTCCGCCCTCTTCTGATCCAGAGTCAAAAAGGTCCGAAGCGGCGTTTTGTACTAGATCGGGGACGGTTTGAACACCGGCAAACAACCACCGCGATGCGGTTTTGGCTTTTCCGTAAAAGTATCTCTCGAACCAACCGGATTCCTTCGGCTTGTCCGCATCTGATTCTTTAACGGCTTTTTGCGCAGTGAGATTAAATAGTTGCTCTTGGAAAGACTGTGGTGCGTTCGATTGGCCGTTTGCCAAGTGCACACCTGGCGCAGCCCACGGCTGATACGAATACGAACTGCCGATCTGGTCAGACGTTTGCTGACTAAAACTGTTCTTTGCGTCTTCCCGAACTTTCTGCCTTCGGCTTAGTTCTGCAAGTTGACGTTGTGCTGTAGTTGGGTCAAGGACCATCAGAACCCTTCCATGCCAAATGAGTCGATCAAGTCGGCAAGGTCTTCGTTGGGATAGGCAGCGTAGATTGCCCTCAACTGTTCCATGACCGATGTTTCGGTGCTCAGGCGTGGAAGTGTACCGGCCTCAAGTGGCGTAGCGCCAGCACCAAACGAAGCACCGGCTGTGATTGGTTCATTGGGCGCTTCAGTTGGGCGGCCAAAAGCACCGAGGGTGCCGGGTCGTGCGTACTGACGAGGCTGTGCTGTTTCGGTTGGCGGTGCAGCAACAGGAACAACTGACTGTCCCCGCATTTGCTCTGCGGCCTTTCCGTATGTTTGGCCCGTTGCTGCTGCTTTTGCAACTTTGCCAGCGGGATTGCGAAGATCGCTTCTGTTCGGATATTGCTGTGCCACTTACGCTCCAATCGGCAAGGGTGCTCCACCGCCGCCACCAAGACCAGCAAGAAGATCAGCCAACGGGGGCGGGCCACCAGGTGCGGGTGCTGCAATCGGCTGCTCTGCGCCCATGCCGGGCATTGCAAGACCGGGCATTGTTTCTGGTGCGCCAGCGGGTGCAGGTGTTGCTTGCCGTTCCTGTGCCCGCTTCTGTGCTGCTTCGATTGCTTGCGCCAAAGTCATCTTGTTTGATTGTACTTGCGTTGCAATGTACGCAAGGTCTCCTGGCTGGTACGGCCCATTCGGGTCGGCGGCCTGCGACTGAATGCTGGAAAGCAACGCAGCCTCGATGGCTTCGGCAACAATGCGGTCTTCTTCAAAGTCCGGGTCTTCGATCAACGGGTCAATCTCACGCGCCGAACGCTTTGAGATAAGACCAGTTCCTAGTCGTTGGCCAAGGCCAACAACAAGGCCATTGACATCAGTACCACTAGCAGAATAGGTGACATAATGAAAGTCCGTTTCCCAAAGTTTGTTAGGAACATAGTCAACCATACCGCCCTTCATCGATCCAGGGATGAAGAAAGATTTTGAGGCGTTGCCCCAGTAAGTCTTTTCCAGCGCAATGGCAATCTTGTCCTCGGCAATCATTGCGTTGGCAAGAATCTTTTGCGCTTCCTGGACACGGAAGTCAACGGTGGCTGACAGCACCGACTCGCCACGGCGGCCAGTACGAATGTTGGTGCCTGACTCTCCGCCGAACTCTGCAGGGATGGCACCCTCAAGGCGCTCCTGGCGCTCAAGTCGATCAAGCGCAACGTCGGTTTTGTAGCCAGGATTGGTTTGCAACTGCTGAATGTCTCCACCCTTGACAACACCCAACTGGCCAGTCTTGCCGTCAGCGATCTGGATGATCTCCGGGTTTTCGCCAGGGCGGGCAATAAGGTACTCATCTGGGAAGATGCCGCGCTCGATGGCAATTTCCGTGAGTGCTTGGAGGCGAGCACGGGTGTAGTACATGCCAAGAATGCCATCAAACTGGCCCATTGGCTTGTCAAGGTTGACGCGCTGTGGGATAACCACAAGCGGCATTCCGGTGCGGTTCTGGATACGGTTAAGTTCCACAACCCCAGCACCCTGATAGTTGTAACCAGTTACAGGGTCGCGTTCTTTGCTGGTGCCCAACACGCAAGTCACAATCTCGCTACCGCAGACGTACTCCAAGATGGTGAACATGGTGTCCCACGACGGGTTGCCCACCTTCAGAACGCCATCAACCTGCGGGCCGTAGTTCTTGGTCAGCCAACGGTAGGTCTGGTTGTAGGTAAAGATGACGTTATCGGGAACCGGGTCGGTGGGGTCCGTGCGAGGTGCCTCAAAGGTGTCAAGCGGGTTGCGCAGATGCCACTCAGGAAGGCGCTTGTCAAAGTTGGGCTTGATGAAAGCAGGGGACGAAGCGTAGGCCAGCATGTGCCGGGACCGATAACGCAACTTGTGTTCCATGTGGTTATCGTCCCAGATGGACAACATCGCCCGCTTGCGGTCGCGGGCCAGTTTCATGCTGCGCTCGTTGCCTTCACGCAAAGCCGGGAAGTATGGAGTTGGCATTGTGCTTGAAATGCGCATTGACAACTGATCGAGACCTTGCGAAAGAAGGTTGGCTACGTTCGATCTGGCATTTCTGTCTAGTTCGTTGAGCGGAATAACAACTTCCGAGTTGGCAAGATTGCGGACTTCACGCATTCTGTTCAAAATGGGGCCGCGAGCCTCAAGGCGTTCCTTGTAGAGCGCTGCAATTTCCTCAACAGACTTCATTCACGACCTCGAAAATGCTGACAGATGCAACTAAAGATAACACATCACCTGCTGAGCATCCATGAAGGTCTCCACAGGCGAGGTGGCGGCTTGGCTTCGGTTAGTTTTGGAGCGTGAAGAAGCATGAACCACATGGCCATCACCATGTCTGTGCCACGCTTCTTGTCGCGTGTCCAGGTTGTCAACTCGTCAACCATGGCCAGGGTCTTCCACTGGGCTCGCATCGTCGGAAACCGCACCGAGCCATGGCGCACTACTGGAGGTATCAGGGCTTCCACGCCCAGTTTCTCGTCCAACTTGTTCATCGAGGTTGTATGTGGCACCACCTGGACTCGGTTTATGGACTGCCAGCGACGAACGAAGTCATGGGCGAGGAGGAAACGCTGGGCTGCGTTGATTTCCACCACCCAATGTGTGATCGGGTAGTTCATTTGGCGGGATCGCTCCTGCCATTCTTCCATCAGTCCTGAGTATTCCCCGGTTCCTGTGTTGTATCCGAGGAGGTCTTCGGCTGTGAGTTTGATCCGCTCCATGTCGACCAGGTGGTAGAGGTCAAGTTTGGGTTGGTATAGCCACCATTCGACTGCCCAGAACTGAGTTGGGGACGGGTCGACCGAGCATATTGATACAACTGGACCCACCAGGTCATCGGGGATGTGACCCGGTAGACGGTCTTGGTCAATACATCCTTGGTACTCGAGCCCGTCGAAGCCGGTTCCTCCGACGATCCAGGCTCTGTCGCAGAGGGTGTCGTCGAGGTCGATGTCTTCTTGCTGATATACGACCCTAAATTTGTTCGGATTGTTGTACCGAATGTATGACAGGTCCTTCCAAGAGAGTCGATACGGGTCCAGAAGCGGTCCGTCTGGCCATGCAGGCGCTGTAATTTTCCTCGATGCAGGTCCCGTGTCCAGTTCTTCGTAATACGCTTTGTAGATGATGTGGTGGTATTTAGAATTCTTCTTAACATCTGCGTTCTCCTGAATTTCCTTTATGTCTGATCCGTCATAGTCGTCGTCGAACACATCATAAGTGACCTTGCTCAGGCAATGAGCGTAGAGGTCTTGTGGGCCGAGCCGCTGGCCGACAACTGCGAGCACTCCGCCTGGATCAACGCGAGCCTCTGCCATGGAATCCCAGCGTTCAATGAGACGGTCCCTAGCGACGGAATCCTTCGCGTTTTCAGGCGATGCAACGTCATCGAAGAGGCACAGGTCCGCACGATGTCCGATGAACTCAGACTCAATACCGTATGCCGATACAGTCGGCTCTTTATTGTCAAGTCCGCCTGGAGTCGCCTGCTCAACAACAAATTCCTCTGCGCGCCACAGTGCGCCAGTAGTTTGGGGTTTAAATCTGCCATAGTCGAATGAAAGGGCTGCTTCTGCATTGAGGGCCAGTCCACGGCGGACGAGTTCAGGATCAGGCTCAAGCGGGGATATGCGCTCCAAGGTATCCCGGATTCGTCGTGAGTACTGCTTGGCGAGGGTCTGTGAGATGGACCCAATGAGGATACGAATTGCCCTGTTGCGGACAATGCACCAGACTGCAACGTCGTGGAACAGGGTTGACTTACCGGCACCAGGGGCAACATTGAGTACTAGAAATTCCTTTTCTTCGGACTCTAGATACTCGACGATCTTGTACGCCGCATCCACCTGCCATGGAGATGGGACACGGCCCAGGTATACACGACGAAAATAATCAAAATCTTCCAGACCACGCTTCGCACGCTCGGTAAGAAGATGCTTAGGAATAACAGGTGGTAGGTGCATATCAGCGTCAATAGCCATACGCGCCTGACGTACCGAATCGCCATCCTTCTTGCTTCCTTTCGTCTTCTCCTCAAAGGCGGCCTGCTCAACGCGGGCTGCAATCTCATTCTGCTTCCTCACCCATTTCTGGGCTGTGACGTAGGCAATACCCGCCAGCCGGGCAGCGTCTTTGGTTGTCAAGCCGGACTGTTTGGCTTGCCAAAATCTTGCACGATCTGCTGGTGGAATTTCCCTTCTTCCTTGAGGCATCGGATGCTACTATACACTCGTCCGGCCCTCAGCGCAGGTTGTCCCTTCCCTGCGTCCTTTCTCCCTGGGGGCCGGACACTTGCAATTATGCAAGAAGGGTGTTACACTCACTTCCAACTTAGCAAGACCTTCCCGTCGGGATGACAGGTGAGGCAAGCAAGTCCCAGACGCTGTTGTAGTTGCACAGGAAGCAGCAAGGGAGATCGTGGCCGGAAACGGGGACCGACCCTCCTGTGCAAAAACGCCTCGTAGAAGCCTGAGTACCGGAACAAAGAAAAGGACCCTACGAGATACGTCTGGGTGAGAAAAAGACAATCAACGGTGTCGGCTAGAAATCTTGGCTACGGCCACCGGTTACTTAACGTAACGAAGCGTGGGGGGAGCAAGGGCAGGACTATGTCTGGCCTGCCGGTCACAGCATGCCAGCGTGTTGTAAAAAATAGAAAAGGTTAAGTACTGGCTTTTTCTTTTTTTCAGTTTTTTCTTTTTCAATTACTGGCATGCCTCGGCGGCCTACAGATCGTGACGCGAGTCACACAGGCATACCTGACAACCGCCACCTCTGGGCCATCGCATCGGACGATAGCAACATAGATATCCATAGCGAGAGGAGATATCCT